AGGCGGCGACCTCTTCAATGCGTCCAGCCCTCACCATGCCCGCCACCATGGAGCCATCCACACCGTTCTTGCCCGGCAGGCCGAACGCCAAGCAGAGGTCATCCAGGCTCACCCTGCCGGTGCGCGAGTCGGCCCACATGGCCATGGTGCAGCGCCAGCGCGATTCCCACGGCTTCACGTCGATCGACGAGTAGACGCGGGGCAGCGCGACCCCCAACACGATCGCCCGCTGGCGGATCATGGAGCGGTCGAAGTCGGCATTGTGGGCCACGATGGTGTCACCCTCGACGTCACACTCCGCGAACGCCTGCAACATTTCGCGTTCGCCATCGGCGCGGTGGAAGTTGCGGGTGAGGGTGCAGGGCTCATCGTTGTCGTTTGCCCATGAGATGCAGGCGAGCTCACCGAAGAGGCCAGAGAGAGAGGTTTTCTCAAGGTCCTTTGTCGCGGCTTTGGCGGCTTTCTCGACGTCGTCGGCGTCGAAGTGCTTTCTGGCGAAGTGTTCGGCCACGTCGATACGTGATGATGGGACGGTTTCTGTGTCGAGGTAGACGATCATGGACGCACCACGCGAAGAGCGCCGGTGCGCTCGAGTTTTTTGCCAAATAGGTCAACGATTCGATCGATCTGCGGCAACGACGGGCATCGGGCCTCGGTCTCCCATGACGACACAGCAGCCGATGTGCAGCCGATGTGCTCGGCTACGTCTGCTTGCGTGCGTTCTGAGGAAAGGCGAAGCGCCCGCAGGCGCTCCCCGTCGAGTTCGATCCGTGTGCCGTCCCGTCGTTGCCACACGATCATGGCGTCGGCTTCCGGTTGGCCAGGAAGCCAGCGGGGGCCTTGGCGACGGCGGACGCGGGCTTGCTCGCAGCGGGCTTGCTCGCCACGTTGGTGGACGGCTCGCGGCGGCTCACCTTGTTCTTTGCGGCGAAGTCTCCCTTGGCCGCTTCGGTGGTAACGGCGCCGATGCACTCGAGGCCGACCATGGGCGTCAGGCTGTTTCCGCCGACCCCGTAGGCCGTCATCATGCGCTTCACGTCGGCGCGCCCTCGAGCCATCACGTCAGGCTTCTCGTGGGCCACAATGTAGCGCGACCACACCTTGCGGCCAGCGCCGGGGCCATCGATCACGGTCTCTTCGATGTTCGCCATCACCGTGGCGGGGTTGTTCTTGCTCGGCTCCACACGGGCCGACGTGCAGATCAGCGGGTATCGCCCGTCCGCCAGGAGCACAAACTCTGGCGCCTCGACGGTGTCAGAGTCAAAGCCAAGGGCGCCAAGGTCGCCGTCGTTGTTGTCCCAATCGCTCATGTTCGTTCTCGTTGTCTGTGACGGGCGCCTATCCCCCGTGTGAGGCTGGACCGGATGCGCTCCGGTGGGCGGTTGGTCAGGACTTGATCTTGGCCACGATGGCACCAAGGTCGGCCACCTCGAGGGGGTCCAGGCGACCAGATCGGTCCTTGGCTACGCTCTTGCCGTCGGTGTTGGTCAGCAGGTAGCGCGATGCAACCTTGCCGCCCTTGCCGTCTTCCTCGTCAATGACAATCATCCGAAAGACCTCGTCGAAGAGGTAGGGGATGCCCTCGCCAAGCTTGCTCCCCGGCATCCCGATCCCGTAGGACACGCGCCCGGTGGCCTCGTCTTTGTTGGCGTTCAACTTGGCAGAGAAGTAGACGCCGCAGGCCAAGTCGCGGAAGGCGCGCATGATCTTGACCATCTCGTCCTGAAGGGCGCCGTAGGCTTGTCGAGGGTCTTTGGTCTTCGCCTTCTCGGCAGACAGCACCACCTCTGCAATCTCGCTGACGCTGTCGAGGATGACCCAATCGTAACCGTGGTCACCGCCGCGCAACTCTTGGTAGACGGCTCGCAGCGCGTCCATGGTCTGGACCTCGACCACGTCGGCGTCGATGTCAGCACCAGACAACGACAGCAGGCCGGATTCCGCAGACAGGATCAACAGTTTGCCAGGGAGCGATGCGATCAGCGTCGTCTTCCCGACGCCGGACCCGCCGTAAACGAGGAACTTGGGCGCACGCGCGTCGATGGCGTCTTTCAGGCTTTTCTTTCCGATCACGATTCACCTCTTTCCGCGAAGGTGCACCAGCCCGCTACGCGTGTCAACAATCATTGTTGAATCTAGCGCGGCACCGCGTTAGGGTGCGCCTATGAAACTTCGTGGATACCAAAGAGATGCCGTCGACGCTGTGATCGCCTATTGGGAGAGGGGCGGGCTACACCCGCTCGTCGAGATCCCAACGGGAGGCGGCAAGACGGCGGTTCTTGGCGAGCTTGCCCGGTTCGTTGTGCAGGACTGCGGCGGGCGCGTCGTCATTGCAACGCATCGGGCAGAACTTATCGACCAGGACGCTGCGGCCGTGCGTCGCATGTGGCCAGAGGCACCGCTGGCCATCTGGTCCGCCAGCCTGAAGAAGCGCGGCGTTGCAGCGATCACCGTCTGCGGCGTCCAGACCGTGGCGAAGAAAGCAGAGCAACTCGGGAACGTCGACGTCCTCATTGTCGACGAGGCCCACCTCATCCCACCAGAGGGCGACGGGCAGTATCAGACGCTGGTGAAGGGCCTGCGGGCCATCAATCCCGGCCTGCGGATCGTTGGGCTGACGGCCACACCTCACAGGCTCGGTCAGGGCTACCTCACTCAAGGCGACGGCGCGTTGTTCACGTCGATCGTCTACCGCTGCGACGTGGCCCGGTTGATCGCTGACGGCTTCCTGTCCCCGCTTGTGACCGGGACGGCATCGACACAGATTGACGTGTCACAGGTGGCCACGCGCATGGGCGAGTTTGCCGCGCGGGACCTCGAGCTTGCTGCCGACATCGAAGAGGTGACCCAGAAAGTCGCCGACGACGTCCACGAGGCGCTACAGGCTGGCCGGACGTCGGCGCTGCTGTTTGGGTGCAGTGTTGCCCATGCCAACCATCTGGCGGACGCCATGCGGGAACGTGGGCACTCATGCGAGGTCATCACGGGCGAGACGGAGCAGCTGATCCGTCAAAGCATCATCGGGCGGTTCCGACGGCGGGAACTTGCCGCCCTGGCATCCTGCGACGTGCTGACCACGGGTTTCGATGCCCCCGTCGTCGACATCTTGGCCATCGTGCGCGCCACGCAGTCGACGTCGCTTTACCAACAGATCGTCGGGCGAGGGATGCGGATTGCCGATGGCAAGGGCGACTGTGTGATCCTCGATTACGGCGGCAACGTGGCCCGTCATGGACCCGTGGACAACGTGCGGGTCAAAGAGGCACCCAAGGGCAAGGGCGACGGCGACGCACCCGTCAAGATCTGCCCGGTGTGCATGGCGCTGCAACCGACGTCCGCTCGAGCGTGCTCCGAGTGCGATTCCGAGTTCCCGCCACCAGAGAAGAAAGCCAACGCCACGGCGAGCAACCTCCCGATCTTGTCGGGTCCACAAGCCAAACCCGCCGCAACGCGTCACGAGATCAAAGCCGTGCGGTTCGCCGTCCACCGCAAGAAAGGCACCGACACGTCGTCAATGCGTGTCGACTACATGGGCGAGGTCAACGCCCTCGACATGGGCGCCGTCCCATTCAAGGTGGCCAGCGAGTGGATCTGCGTGGAACATGACGGGTTTGCCTTCACCAAGGCTACGGGATGGTGGAAGACCAACGTCTCAGGCGCTCCCATGCCGGACACAGCAGCCGAGGCCGTCGACCTCATGGAAGCGGGCTACATGCGTCCTGTGGTGGCCATCAAGACGATCCACGACGGCGACTACACTCGCGTTCTTTCCATCGAACACGGCACGCTACGGGAGTCAGGGGAGGACATCGAAGAAGACGCACCAGCGGCGGTGCCGTCTGTCGATTGGGGTGACGAAGAAATCCCGTTCTGATATGCAGGACGTGAACCGCAGCGCCCGAAAGGCGCTGCCAAGACCGGGCCGAAAGCCCAGAGGTAGAGCAATGAAGCAGCTTTCTAGCGCCTTTGTCGTCGTCGAAGAGACGCGCGACGTGACCGTGTGCGAGTACGTCACCCGCAACATGATGTCGATCCATCGGTTCGCCATCGTCTGGGACGATGACCACGACACCCGCGTGGTGGGTGCGATCCACGTCCTCATGGTGACGGGAGAGATGGACCACATTGACGTCGTAGGAGAACGCAAGGGCGATCTGACCATGTGGACCGAATACCCCCACACGGCACCAGACGAGATCATGGTCAATGGTGATCTTTGGTCCACAGACCCGACCGACAACCCGGACTGCCTCCACCATGACGTGCGGCGCGTGTTCGCGTGTGGCCTCCGTCCGTTCCACGTCTTCGGCGGTGGCCAATGAGCACGGTCGATCTTGCTCTCTCCCTCGCTGGCCAGGGCTGGGCCGTCTTCCCCATCGGCAAGAACAAGCGCCCGATCGTCGACGCATGGGATGTTGTGGCGTCCAGCGATGACGACAAGGTGCGGGCGCTCTTCAAGCCGTACCCAACGTGCGCCGTTGGCGTCGTCTGCGGTCGGTCGTCGGGTCTGTTCGTCGTCGACGTCGACAACCCGGACCCGGCACACCCGATCCATGAGCGCATGGACCCGACACTGACGGTCCAGACACCTCGAGGGGGCTTCCACTACTACTACGCCATGCCCTCTGGAATCGACGACGACGACGTGTTGCGCAACACCCAAAAGGCCGAGTCGTGTCTCGGGTTTGGCGACGTCGACACGCGCGGGATCGGAGGCTACGTCGTCGGTCCAGGCTCAAGGACTGGCGTTGGAACCTATGACGTGATCTGTGATGTGGAGCCCGCACCCATCCCGACGTGGGTCGTTGAGGCGATGCGCGTCTACAAGCGCCCGAAAGCACCAGCACGCCAGATCATGCCGTCCAGCATCATGGACGCGTCCAGACGCCTCGAGCGTGCCCGCGCCTACGTCGCACGGATGCCAGGGGCCATCTCTGGCAGCGGTGGCCACAGTGCAGCCATGCGCGTTGCTCGAGCGTGTGCCACCGGCTTTAGCTTGTCGGAGTCGGAGATCCTAGAGGTCTTGCGGGAATGGTCGCCACGCTGTTCCCCGCCGTGGTCAGACCGGGAGCTCCAGCACAAAGCAAAGGAGGCCGCGTCCAAGCCGGACCCCAAGGGCAATGCGCCCGGTCACATGCTGGTGTCGCGCTTCGATGACCCCTTGCATGGGATGCAGATCACTGGGCAGGAGGCTGTCGAGGGAGAGATCATCGACGCCGTGGTCGACAACGCACCATCCCGCCAGTTTGTCCGCCTGCCAGAGCCAGACGACGACGCACAATGGGCATTGCTGGACGACGTGCGGGCGCTTGGCGGTCTTTGCGAGACGTTCCCATCGTGGGTGCTGGACGGCGCCGACTACCCACAACCGGGCCTGACTTTGGGTGCGCTGGTGGCGCTCGGGTCCGCCCTCGGAGCCCGCCGCTGGACCTTTGACCGGGCCACATCGGCACAGATCGTGTGTGCGGTGGCGCCAACGGCAACCGGCAAGGGGCGCCCTCAAGGCGCGCTGTCTCAGGTCCTGCGGGAGATCTGGCCAGGGTCGATCGGTGCCAATGATCTGTCGTCCACCGTGAGCACGATCACGCGCATCGAAGAGGCCACAGCCTACGGGACCGGCCTGCTGTTGGTCCTCGACGAGTACGGACCGCGTCTCAAAGCCCTTTTTGACACCCGGTCAGGCCACCAGCGGGACATGCGGGCGCTGTTGCTGACGATGGCGACCATCGGGACCGGCTCCTACGTCGCCGCCACGTCCGCCACCAGAGGCGGCAAGGATCGGACGATCACGGCCCCGGCGCTGTCGATCTTCGGCTCGAGCACGCCCGCGGCACTCCATGACGCGATCGGTCAGATGTCGGTGGACGACGGGTTCATGGGTCGGCACCTCTGGTGCGAGGGTTTGACCGAACTCCCCCGGCGCCAACGGGCAGCACCCGGCAGCGGGTCCATCCCGATGGCCGTCAAGGACGCGGTGACAGCGTGTCGAGCTTCCCATGAGGCATGGCACAAGCGGCACCCGGAGCAGGGCGACGCGGCAACCGGGGCACTTCTGCGGATGTATGCCGCCGATGAAGTCGAAGACGCGGGCGGGTCCGCCCTCCTGGCTGGCTACGCCGAACACTGCGATGAGCGCCGCCGCAGCCCACAAGACGGCGACGTGCCCGCCGCGCTGCTTGGCCGGTGTGCGGAGCAGGCAACCCGCGTTGCGCTGTCTCTGGCAATCCTGCGCTGCCAGTGGCCAGCGTGGCCCGTGGTCACGGAAGAGGTGGTGGAGTGCGCCATCAGAATTGTCGAGGCCTCGAGCTGGACGATCGCCCGATCGCTGCGGGACCACAAAGCGCCGCAGTGGGACGACGTTGCAGGACGGATCGCCTATGTCGAGGCGGCGATCATGCGCCTGTCTGATAGCGAGGGATGGTGCTCGAGGTCCAGCCTGTTGCGAGCTTGCCAACGTCTGGACGCCATGGGGCTGGACGGCGTCCTTGATCGGCTCATGCAAGAGGAACGTCTCGTCGTCCAGAAGGTCGCCACAAGCGGGCGTTCGGGCGTGACTTTCAAGCTGGTCTGAGGTAGGATCACCAAGTCCCGTTGGAGAAATAGGTAGTGCGGCGTTTCGCCTCCCCTTCCTTCACTTCTTTCAACGGGGTCTCTTAGAGGGAGATTCGTCTTGCCTCTATGAATGAGTGAAGGATGTTCTCTGGTTTTATAACCGGATAGATAGTCTTTTTCTAACTCCAAACTAACGCGTTTTCAAGGCACTACATGTGCCTTGTTTCTTTTTATTTGTTAGTGGTATCATGCCTTAGGAGGTCCAAAATGGACGCAAGCAAGGCATACGAAGAAATAAAGAACCGCCGTCGCAGCAGACTGGCGGACTCGAAGATCGTGGAGCGGGTTCTTGAGATCGCTCCGTGCACAAAGTCTGAGGTTCTCAGGGCGTTTCCAAACCGTGGGACAGCAGAGCAGATCGACGAAGTCCTGGCGGCGATGGTGAACGATGGACAGATCGTCCTGTCGAAACACTCAACAGGCGGTCGGCCGGCCGTCATCATCACTTTGGCACCCTTGACCAGCCCGCCCTGATCTGTAGACTGCCCCTACGTCACACCAATACC